TCAAATGCTGCTAGCTTTTTTAAAATTGGTTCGATGCAGATGTTCCTTAGATATGATGAAGACACGATGCCGGACATTCCTACAAAGATATTTGAGCTGGATACTTTGGAGGGAAGAATTGACTTTTTCTTATTAGGAGATAGTACAACAAATCAACGTGGTCAGATATATGCAGTTAACGCACAAACTAACAGAATTCAGTCGGGGGCTATATTTTTTACAAATGGCAAAGCGGTAAAGAGACCAATACTTTATCCTAGGACTTGGTCCGTTGTTGGAATATCTTTTCCAAACTTCTTAGACCTTAGTGGTACCGTGGGTTCCTTAAAAATAACTAGCCCCATTAGGTTTGATAACATAAGCTACTATCAAACAACAATCAGGGATGACGATGAGAGATTTGGATTTAGACAGTGGTTCTCTGTAAGAAATAGTCTTGGAGAAGACCTTGACTGGGGTTACTGGGCCGGTAAAGAAGTTGCCGGTGGAGAGGTTATTAACGATATTGATAATGAAGGTTTTACTTGGAGGGGTTTGTTGTTTAGGTCTGCCATTCTAAGAGAAGAGCTAGACGGAGAAACTATTTATAAGGTATATACCGGAACAAACAGGATCGTTGCCGAAAGCGATAACAACTTTACGTTCCAAGACTATCAGTACAACATTTATCGTAACAACAGGTGGCAAGAAAATACTGTTACTGCGGTATAATGTGGTATACTAGTGGTTATGAATAGTGGAAAACCTCGTGCACCTGGTCAAATCGGTGACACAAAGATTCAAGTTGTAAACGAAAACTTTTCTAATCTGGGAACTTATGTTTGGATTAAACCAAACGGTAAAGCATTTACTGATGGAAACGGCAATGCTCTTTCTATTGAATCAATGAGGGGCGATCAGAATAGAATTAAGCAATTACAAGATGCCGCTAAATATTGGGGTCAACCAGAAGGCAAAGCAGAATTCTATTCTAATGCACGAAAAATTTCAGACGAAGAACATAGCGAACAAGTAGACAGAATGTCTCAGGGTATGTTGCCTAACCTTAATGACCTTGGTGCTGTTATTGCCGCAAAGAAAACTTTAGAAACCTACGGAGACGAGGGGTAATGCAGCAAGAATGGACAGTCGGTGCACAAATCGACGAAGTTGCCGATAATGAAAATGAGTTTAAAAGACAGGATCCATTTGTTAAATCTTGGGATGATATTAAAACCTTAGATGGTCTTGGACAAAACTTTAAGCGTAGAGCTTCGCGTCTCGCTAAAAATGCAGAGCCTTCTGAGTCTTATTTGGACAGTGCTTTAGCTACAGCATCTGGTACTGATGGAGCAAAATCTAAAGAAATTAATCCAGGAACAGTTTTCCGTAACGGCTACGGAATGTTTGATGTGATTACCCCACCTTGGAATCTTTATGAGCTGGCAAACTACTATGACACCTCTTTTGCTAATCACGCAGCAATCGATGCCAAAGTGGAAAACATTGTTGGTCTAGGTTATGATCTTGAAGTTTCTAAAAGCACTATGCTAAGAATGGAATCTAATAGTGATGCTCAGGCAGTAGAAAGAGCAAGGAATAGAATTGAAAGACTTAAGATCTCGATGCGTGAATGGCTAGAAAACCTTAACGATGACGACTCTTTTACTAGCACAATGATGAAGTTTTACACAGATGTTCAAGCAACCGGAAACGGCTACCTTGAAATTGGCAGAACTGTTAATGGTGAAATTGGATATCTTGGTCACATACCTGCCACGACGATGCGTGTGCGTAGGCTAAAAGATGGCTATGTTCAGATTATTGGACAGAAGGTTGTTTACTTTAGAAACTTCGGGGCAAAGAATGCAAACCCCATCACAACTGATGCAAGGCCAAACGAGATTATTCATTTCAAAGAGTATTCTCCGCTAAACACATTCTATGGCATTCCAGACATCATGTCTGCAATTTCGTCGGTACACGGAGATCAACTAGCTTCACAGTACAACATTGACTACTTTAGTAACAAAGCAGTACCCAGATATGTCGTAACTCTAAAAGGTGCAAAGCTTTCAGCAGATGCAGAAGATAAGATGTTTAGGTTTTTGCAGACTAATCTTAAAGGCCAGTCTCACAGAACCCTCTACATCCCTTTGCCTGGAGATAGCGATAGCAATAAGGTAGAGTTTAAGATGGAGCCCATCGAAAACGGTATCCAAGAGGCATCATTCCGTGAGTATTCAAAACAAAACAGAGACAACGTTTTGATGGCTCACCAAGTTCCTTTATCTAAAATTGGTGGATCAGATTCTGCAAATATTGCTGCTGCACTGGCTCAGGACAGAACGTTTAAAGAGCAAGTTGCTCGACCAGCACAAAAGAGCATTGAGAAAATTCTTAACAAGATTGTTCGTGAAAAAACAGATATTTTAGATTTTAAATTTAATGAGCTAACTTTAACAGATGAAATCGCACAATCTCAAATTCTTGAAAGATATGTAAAGAATCAAATTATGGTGCCCAATGAAGCCAGAGAAGTTCTTGGCTTGCCTCAAAGACGGGATGGAGACACACCCATAGA